TAAACGCCAGCTTTAGTTAAAATCATTCTGACTCCATTAGGGCTTTCACCTAACTGTTCAGCAATTTCTTTAACAATCTCCATACTTGTTTCTGGAGTTGGTTCTGCGTCGGTATAAAGTTCAACGGCTTCAGCTTTTGATTCGTCTGTCCAAGCCATTCTTCTTCTCCTTTTATGTCTGAGATATTCGGGTAGGCCTGGTGCCCAACCTGTCGCGTCTCTCATTTGGTTATAATATCTATCACTCATTAATATATATTATACAGAAAAATGAGTGCGATGTCAAGAACTATTTTTTGTTAAGTATAACTTAAGCTTTTAATATAGTCCAACTTTTCTTGAGCGTTTGCAGCTATTTCAATCTGCTCGTCTATTGCTCCAACGATGTCGGCATGTTCACCGATTCCTACTGGGTGTTGTAGATACACTCTGATATTAACTTCAGCTGCAGCTATCTCACCCTTGTATTTAAGCGCTAATGCGTCTCTTAATCTATCATTCATGTTTTCTTTCCTACTATGGCATTTACATATGATACTACGAATTTCCTTCTAGGTTCTTCAAAGAAGCATATCTGCCATATAAATGGAGCTATAAAAATCATTGACACGGCATAAATAACTGCGTGTGTCTTTTTATATTTCCTTATTAATTTGCCACCTTCATAATCTCCAACCATATATACTACTAAACTGTAGGTTCTACCCACAGCCATAGCCCAAGTGGTTAGCCACATAGAAATGACTACTATCCATATTTCCATTTTGCACTCCTTATGCTGCTTAGATATTTATATCGTACTTATTTAAGTGTCTTAAACTACCTAAGTCATAAGATGCGAAGTGGGCATGGTAACCCCCTTCTTTTATATGCCCAAAGTATGGGCTATCAAAATTTGTTAATTCTATTACATAAACATGATATATCCAACTATCATATCTCTTATCAAACTTCCCTTTTATGATTCTAGCAGGAAGGTCGTGTCTAGCACACCATACTTTTTCGCCTGGTTCAAAAGTATCAGATACACATTCATCTGGCAAATATCCTATTCCAGCACCACTACTGCGTTCAGTACTAGGTCTTTTCATCGGTACTCCGACTCTATCTAACAAGTTTCTTACAAATGTAGTAGAACGATATAAAGCTTGCGCTATGCTAGACACGGGTTGCTCGTCTAAATACATTTCTATTGCTTGTTTGATTTCATAGTCAGTTGCCTTTCTACCTCTATTTTGTGCTTTTCTTTTTGCTCTATGTCGTAAAGTATCTTCAAAATCTATCATAATACTATTTAATCTAGTAGTATTATAGGTAATGTTAAGCATGGCACATGCTTCTTTTTTTGTTATTGGTTGGTCCGCGTTAAGATAATCTAAGACTCTCTGTAGATTAGCATCATCTAACTTTTCGTGTCCTTTCTTTCTAATTGTTCTCATCGCTTCCTAATAATATAATTGAATAGTGAATAATTTTTAACAGGTCTAATTCATTTTTACCTGCTTTCTTTCCATAGCGTTTTGCATATTTTATAATATTTCCTATGCAAAACCCTTCTCCATGTCCTGAGTCTATAATGAACTCAGTGGCTTGAATTTTATCTGTACTATAGTGTTGGTCGTAAGTATTGTCTATATAGACTTTCAACTTGGTTAATATTTTATCCTCGTTGAATTTATACTTAGTATCTACACTATTATATTTAGTTTTTTTACTAAAGAAAGCCATTTATGAACTTTCCCAAAACTCATCAGCAAGTTGGTCTAGCATTTCGCTAGGGTATACGGACTCGCCCTCTACTTTGTACTCAGCATGCCAGTCGAAGTCTTCAACTGTGGTATCAATACTAGGGTACATTTCATTAAATAACTCTACTAATTCAGCTCCATCAGTTTCATGATATTCTCCCTCTACAGCTTCCCAATCATCATATTTTTCTGTATCAAAATATTGTTTACCCATAAAGTTTCTAAACTCATCTTCGTATGTCATACTAGCAGTTATATTATCATCATACTTATTAGCAAAGTATTGTATTATATTTAATACTAATTCTGTTGGTTGTCTCCATGCTGAGTATCCACTAATATAACAGTCTTGTACTTCTTCGAGATGGCACCATTTAGCACCAACTTCTCTACAATACCAGTCATAAGAGTCTTTTAGGTAATTATCTGCATCAAATGATTTATCTACATTATTCATAAAAGGTTGATTTTCTATTTCATCATATTCCTCATAATCATAGGGGTTGCCCTCGTAGTCATTTCTAGTACCTTTTACCGTTTTAACTGATGAATTAAATTCATCATCAGTTAATCCTTCTATACTTATATTAAAATATACATGATTTGCCATTATATATCTCCTTTTGCTCTTACTTCTGAACGAACTACCTCAAAACCATTTGGGTATCTTTGCTCTAGTTTTTTGATGTTTTCTTCCATTACTTCGTGAGGTGTGAATCCCAAAGCTGTGCAGCCTTGTACCCAATACCAAAGAACATCTCCTAGTTCTCTTTTCATGTGAAATATTTCGTCTTGTGTAAACTGTGTGTCTGCTTGGAATATTTTTTTCTTTACTACTTCTGCGAACTCTCCACTTTCAGCCATCATACCGATAACTGATGTTAGTAATCTTGCTACTTGCATTTCTTCTGTTCTATGCTCGCCTTTTACACTTGTAGTTCCTTGTAGCAATTCCATTCTAGCTGTCATTTTGTCTGTGTTTTTACTTGTTTGTGAGGTTGTTATATCTACGAACCTTGCGTAGTCGTTAAATTTTTGTTGGTCTGTCATGTCTGTCCTTAATGTGTCTGTTTGTTCTTTTTATACCACTTGGATAACCAAGTGTCTATCTGTAGCTCAGTCCAATTACTTGGAAAGTATACTGATAAGTAAGGCCTATCTCGTAATACGACTCTCATAGTCTGCATAGTCCTCGTTCCACCAATGTGGTTTGTCTCTGTATTTCCAGCTTGCAAAGGTAGCTTTATCTAAGTGGTAATAGTCGCGATAAGATTGAATAGGATTACTATAGTCCTTTAGCTCTTCTGGCATAGCTAAACCAAACTCTGTAAAGCCTACTCTTTGCATATTTACTGGTTCTGGTAATTTATTTACTACTTCATGTATGGACTTATGTTCTTTGCCATATCTGTATCTGTACTCATCATTTAAAGCATTGCCATAGCAGTGTGTCCATTCGTGATTATCTAATGATGAACGAGCCCATATAGTACAAGGGTGATTATACATCATAGGTAGATAAGGTGTAATTGGTCTTTCTGCTGGGGGTAGATGTTTTATCTTTGCTTTTTCTTCGTTAAGTACATCTCGTTCTTCTTTGTTGAGTGCACGAGGTACAAAGCCTAAGAACTTGTCAATCCATATACTAGTGCATAGTATTTGAGCAACCTCTAAAGGCATCTTAACAATATGTTTGTCGACATGAGCTTCTGCGCATTTGTCTAAATCTTCGTCTAAGTAAAATAAATTCATACAACTATTATACTAAATTTTGAGAGCGATGTCAAGTATTATTTTTTGCTTCTTCTATAAAGTTGGGTTGCGTAAAAAAGATTCCGAGAGTAAATCTATATTGTGGAGCTATATGAGATGTCGGTCTTATACTATGAGGCGTAGTGCCATCAAAAAGTATTGAGCGATTTTGCTTGTATAAAACACTTTTTGTAGCTTCTTCCATTGCGTCATCATAAAATATAGTCTCTCCATAGTATTCATTTTTCCAATCTGGATTTATATCGTACACAAGAACTGTGCTACCCCCATGAGTATGAGGGAATTGAATTGAAGAAGGGAAAGAAAGATTAATGGTAGCACTATCAAATTTTAGCCCGTCTAATTCTTTCATTAGCTCGGTATTGATTATGCTTTCCATAAAACCTAAATCTCTCCACTCCTGAGGTGTCATAGTATGATGAAGGCATGGGTACTGACGAGTCTCGAAAGTTGAAACATCGCCCCACCCTATTTGATAATCAGTAGAAGCACAGAACATATATAACTGCTCTCTAGTATTCTCCATTACTGTATTATCAAAAACCTTTATCATTTACTTACTATTAATTTTGTCTTTAGCTGTTCCTGCGTAGAGTCCAAACCAAGCTGCGCCTGCTCCTACTACTACTGAAATCAACCCCGACTGTTCAAATGTTGGTGCTGGAAGTTCCATGAACCAAATTGTACACTTATATAATAATATAATGTATACTGATAAAAACGCTCTAGGGAATATTCTCCATGCGTCTATCATGTTTGATAACCATATCCACTTTTGCCATGGATTATCTGGTTCTTTTTCGTTCTCCATCTCCATAATCTTGGCTTTTAATTCACCAATTTCTGAAACCATTGCCATAAATTTATTAAGGTCAATCTCGACCTCGTTGCGACTCATGTCGCCTTGAAATTGTTCACTAGGTTGTGCCATTTCTATTTCCTATTTCTAAGTTTCCTTAGCCTTGGGTTGAATCTCGCAACCACTTATACTCATCGCTCTCCAAATCTATAGGAGAGACTGATGTTGCATGAACATGCTTAGTATTTTCTTTGAATTTCCCTTCTTGAACTGCATCTAATATCCAGTTAGCAGGGTCATCATTAATTTTATCTTGGGTAAATACAATTTCTACTTTATATCCTATTAAGTTTTTTGCCATTTCTTTTTTCCTTTGTTTCTTTTCATTACTAGCATGCATAGCTTTAACCCAACCATCGCTGTTTTCTTGCCACCTTTTGTCATTTACCACAATATTCACAAGTTCCTTTCAGACCTAGTAATCTTCTTTCTGTGTCCTCTTTTTGCTTTTCTGTAATCAATTCATTGATTCGTCTATAAGCAGCACTTAATTGTTTTTGCATACCTGCAATCTCGTTTTTCAACA